ATGAATATATTGAAAAATGAAAGAATTAAGCATGGATTAACCCTTGAAGACATTGCAAAAAAACTGAACACAACAAAGTCTAACTACTATAAAAAAGAAGTTGGAGTGGTAAAAATATCAGTCAATGAAGCTATAATTCTATCAAGAATATACAATAAAAGCGTTGAAGAGCTTTTTTGCACCCAAAAAGTTGATTCATAATATACTAAAAATTATAACATTGCTAAATATTAAAATGAAGTGCAGAAAATGCACTAATAAAAGATAGGAGGTATTCTTTTGAGAACTTTACATTGTGGCGATTGGGCGAATAAAAGAATGACAGAGAGACATAAACAAATTACAACTCTGTTGCCCTTAAATTCAGTGGACTTGGTAGGGATGTACAGAGATTACAACACATTTTATGCACACTTATTGTCTACTGAAAGATTATGCGATTTAGAAGATCTACTTACTTTAAAGAAGGCTGAAGACTGGCACGAAGATGATGGACCTTGCATCTGGTGGAGTAAGGATCAGGTAGAAGATGGACTGCCGTTTGAAGAACCCTTTTACATTGGGTCACCACTATCTACAGATTTTCCAACAGATGCGTATTACTTTATTGGGATAATGGTCTTCCCTAACAAGAATAAGTAAAGCGTTATAAGCCTTAATTATATATTGTTATATTAGTAAAAATAAGGAGTGAAAAATGGAAAATATTTATAAAAAATACAGAAAAATAGCAGGCCTAACTCAAGAAAAGGCTGCGGAACACCTAAACATTAGTATCGATACCATCAAGAGATATGAAAATGGTACATATATCCCACCAAATGATATAGCAAGAAGGATGTGCTTATTATATGGGGATATGAAGCTTGCATATGAGCATTTGGAAAATAGCCAGGTAGGTGCAATGGTCCTTCCATCATTAAAAGATAAGGACTTGTGCTGCTCAACGCTAGGGTTCTTAAGTAGTTTACAAAACATAGATAAGAAGAAGGATGAACTTATTAACATAGCATCAGATGGCATAATTTCAGATCATGAATTGAAATCGTGGGAAGATGCAGAAAAGCTAATCAGCAATTTAATAAAAAATTCATTTGAATTATTGTATCGGAGGGGAAAATAATGACAAAGATTAAAGTATCAGAAGCTGCTAAAATGCTTGGAGTTACAGACCAATTTGTTAGGGTTGGACTTCAACGAGGGGCATTTGAATTTGGGACAGCCTTCAAGAAAAATGACAGGAGTAGGACATATAGCTATGTTATTTATCCTGAAAAGCTTAAAAAGGCTGTTGGTGAAGATAGATATAAGGAGGTTATGGGGGAATGCTAATAAAACAAGAAATTCAAACTATACAACATCCAGAGTATAAATTTACTGTTGAAGTCAAAAAAACTGCTTGGAAAGTTGTCTGCTACAAAAAAGATGAAATATCTGGTTTTTTTAAACATATGGGGGATGTGATGATCATATCCAAGAATGCAATAAGCTTTAAGACACTAAAGGCTTTTAGAAAAATTGAAAGCAAAAATATAAAAATAAAACTATTGCAGATGGCCTGCAATTACATGGATGAAAGGGAAACAGCATGATGAACATATTAGAGTTTTTTGGAGAAATTATGGTGTGGGTGCTTATATTGGCCCATCATATTTTTAAATTTTTGATAATAGCCGGGTTAGGATGTAATGTGATTTATCTTATTTCAAAAATAAAAAGAAACAGGACCCGCAAGAAATTTTACGGATCCCATAAATACTGTTACAAATATTATAACCCAAAATACAGGCAAGGTCAAGGGGGGAGGTGTTCTTATGTCAGGATGGATAAAAGTCCACAGAAGAATCTTAAACAGCGTATTTTATAAGTCCCTATTAGGCAAACAAAGGGATGTTATTATTACCATATTGTTGATGGCAGACCATGAAGAAAAAGAATGGATTTACAAGGGTAAAAAGTATAAAACCCTTCCAGGACAGGTGTTTTCGTCTCTTCAAGGTATAGCAAATATGTGTGGAAAAGATTGTACTCGTGAAACTGTGCGAACAACCATAACCCACGCAGAACACTATGGATTTTTAACCAAAGAAACACACAAGACCCACACACTTATAACCATTGAAAATTGGGAAACATACCAAGATATCCACACAAGAGAAACACAAAATAAACCAATAATCAACACAAACTCCCCTGAGGGTCGCCCCCTAACAAGAAGAAAGAAGAAAGAAGATAATATATATAGTCCAAACTCTGATGAGTTTAGACTGTCTAACCTTCTTTATGGACTCATAAAAGAGAATAACCCTCAGTTTAAACAACCTAACCTGGATAACTGGTGTGGACATGTGGATAAAATGCTTAGAATTGATAAAAGGTCCGTTGATGACATTGAAACTGTAATTAGGTGGTGCCAACAAGATGATTTTTGGCATAAGAATATACTTTCAACTGACAAATTGAGAAAACAATTCGATAAGCTTTACATGAACATACCGAAAGACAAGAAGGTTATTCCATTTAAGAAAGAAGGTGACAAAGATGACTGGGGATATATGTAATATTAATGCAGAAATGGCATTTTTAGGGTCGATAATCACTGATGGAAAATTAATAGTAAGGGCTATAGAAGATGGCATAAAGCCTGGAGACTTAACTGGTAAGGGTTTTGACATAATATATCAGTGCATGTTATCAATCCATAACTCTAAGAAGCCAATAGAAATGGTTAGTCTGGTTGCTGAATTAAAAGCTATGGGGATACAGGCCCCAGTAAGTCTTTTGACAGATATGGCATCTATGGGGATAACACCTAACTTTAAGTATTACATGAATGAAATAAAAGACAGTTCATTCAAAAGAAAGGTTAAAGACCATGTGTTTGATTTAGTAAATAGCCTTGAAAGTAAGGCCCCTTCAGAGATTAAAAGTTACATAGAAGATTTGGCTAATAAGCTTGATTATGGAAGAAGTGCCGAACAATTATTTGTTGATGCAAGCGAAATCAAAAGAACAGACTTAAATTCAGGGCTTGAAACCGGGTTTAAAGACCTAGATGCACTTTTAGGGGGGCTTGTCTATGGAAGCCTAACTATATTAACAGGGGAACCAAGTTCCGGAAAGTCAACATTGCTTAATCAGATTGTGGCCCAAAATATAATGAATGGACATAGATGTATGTTGTATTCAGGAGAATTGACAGACTTCAATGTATTACAGTGGTTTATGAGAACGGTGGCTAATCCAAGCGATCTTCAAGAATTTAAGGGAAAGGTTGGCTCTTACTATGATGTGACATCTCATGGAGAGCATTCTATAAGGCAGTGGATTAAGAACAAACTGTTTATTTATTCAGAAGATTCCATATCAAGTGTTGATAACATATCGGTCAGTATTGAATATTTAGCCAGAACGAAGGATGTTAAGCTATTTGTCCTAGATAATATGATGACGATTGACAATTCAGGCCTTGAAGAACTAGATAAGCAGAAAAGGCTAGTTAAGAAACTTAAGTCTCTGGCCAGAAAATATAAGATATGCATCATTTTAGTTGCACATCCCAAGAAAAAAGGAGATAAAGACAGATATCACATGCATGATGTGTCTGGAGCCAGTGAAGTGGTTAACCTTGCAGACTATGAGCTGATACTGACTAGGAACATTAAGGTTGATAGCAAGACTAATGATGCGTCTGATATTACCAAGATTGGGATTCTTAAGAATAGAACAACAGGTAAACAGGGCATTAGTCGAAGATTAAACTTTGATGATATGCGAAAAAGATTTTGGATAGACGATAGAGATAAAATAAAAGATTATGGCTATGACAAAGTTGACCAGGTCAGTTTTGTAGAACTGGATGATGTGGCCAATGATGTGCCATTTTAGGAGAATTAGATATGGATGTAGTTGAAGAATATTTGAAGAACCTGAAAAGGTTTGATGATGCAGAAAAGTATTTCGAATCACTAAGTGAGGAACAGCTTAAGGATATAGAGTCTACAAAAGAATATGCTGCGTTTCTAAGAATCTGGAAAAACCTTGAAAGATTATATCCGCTTGCAAAGGCAGCAGGATGTACTAGGGTGAAGTACTACGAAAGTTAGGTGATCATATTTGAAGGCTCCATGCTATAAGTGTGAACAGCGTCATGTAAATTGTCATGACAATTGCTTGAAATATAAAGAGTATAGAAAAGAAAGGGAAGATGTTTATAAAAAGGCTAATGAAAGTGTTGATTTAAGAGGATATTTTCAAGATGAACTTAATAAGAATGTTTTTGGAAGGGGAAAGAAAAAATGATGGAATGGTTCTATAAGCACAGGTGTAAAATTCATGCCTTGGCCCTAATTTGTAATTTTGGACTAGGTATGTTTGTGGGATATAGGGTAGTTGAGCACGAGGCAAGGACCTATATAGGGACAGTCATCAAAAAAGACTACCAGCCAAGTGAGATAAAATACGAAAGAAGAGACGAGTGGATTGATGGGAAATTAAAAGTTGTCAAGGTGCCTGAAAGGGCAGAAGAACAGTACTCTTTTTTACTAAAGGATGTTTTTGGAAGCCAAACAACAGTCTTTGTCACAAAGGAAGAGTACAAACAATTTGAAATCGGTGATAAATACAGGAGGTAGGATATATGAATGTGGTTATTAGGTATAAAGATGGTGTTATAGTTAATCCTGACTGCATATATGCAGATGAGCGACCAGAAAATTATAGAGAAAAGGGAAGATTAGTTGCTAAAAAGGGGCTAGATTACTATACGCTTCAAGAATACAAAACTCATCTTGAAGCAGTAAATCACTTAAATCAAATTATTGAAAAATACTTACAACTCAAATACTTCGTAATTGACTTGCAAGACAATTAAAAAGAAAGGGAGGATAATATGACAAATAATATAACCGAGGCTGTTGAGAATATGCTTGATACGTTAGAAAATTTAACGCGTAAACAAAAAGCGGATGAAAACGAAGAACTGGACATGATAAATAGCCCAGCCCACTATAAGTTAGATGGTCTAGATATAGAGTCCAAGGATGTTCTAAAATCAGTCTTAGGCACTAAAGGTTATGTTCATTGGGCTTGTGGTAATGCCATGAAATATATTTTTAGGTGGGAAAAGAAAAACGGCCTTGAGGACCTGAAGAAGGCCAGGAAGAATTTAGACTTCGCCATTGAGACTTTGGAAAGCATAGGTGAGTGATATGGATCTGGATTATAATTTACAAATTGTTGCGGCGACTTACGCTGTATCTTATTTGGAAGAAGCAATATGCGGCATAGACAAATACATAGATATCTCACCGACTGATGATTATAAAGCACAATTAATCGCAACAAAAAGATTATATAGTGGATATTTAAAGAAATTAAAAGAGTGGTTTGATAGTCAGGAAAAATAGAGAGGTTAAAAAATGAACAACGATATAAGAAAACTAGTAGATGACAACTGGGAAGATATAAAAGATCTTATTGTTAAAAAAGCAGAGGCAGAGCAGAAGCCTAAGACGATATGGGATTTAGATACTGTAAATAGAGTAGAAGAATATTATTACATAACGGAAGACGGAGAAATTGAAACAACTTACTTTGATAGCTTTTATGATGAAAGAATTAGAAGTTTAGGGAACGCATTTCTAACAGAAGAAGAAGTTGGATTTGAAGCCGAGAGAAGAAAGGTTGAGGCTATCCTAAGGAAGTATAGCAGGCCTTTTAAAAGTGGTGAATACAATTATGTAGTTGTGTGTGATACCGAAAATAACATGTTGCTTGTACGTGTAACACAATTTTACAATTCAGGTGGTCCAGTCTTTGCAAACAAAGAAGTGGCAGAAAAAGTAATTGATGAAATTGGAAAGGTTAGGTTGAAGAAGTATTGGTTTGGAGTTACTGAATAGTGTAATAGTGGGATATGCAAAAATTGCACAAGCCATCATAAAGGGAGGATAAAACATGGACGAAAATCAAAAACAAAAATTTAAAATAAAGCTAATATCTCTAGATGAAAAGCTAAGGAAAAAACGAAATTTAGAAATGGAAATAAATCGTCGATGGAATGTATTGTTAAGAGAAGAATCATTGACAAATACTGACAGGCATTTAATATCAACAGCTTTAAATAGTCAATTTGGTAGTATTGAAACTAGAATCAAAAAAGAATACAAGAATCATAATAGGCAATTGCCGGAGATTTTAAGAGATTGGATATAAGGAGATAGTAAATGAATAATGTTGTTTTAGTTGGAAGATTAACCAAGGATCCTGAACTTAGATATTTGACATCAGGAACAGCAGTAGCCACATTTACATTGGCTATTGATAGAGATTATAAAAATAAGGATGGCTCTACACCTGTAGACTTTATACCAGTAGAGATAATGGGCAAGCCTGCAGAGTTTGTTGCTAACTATATCACCAAAGGCAGGCTAGTAGGAGTTCAGGGGTCTATCAGGGTTGATAGATACGAAACACCGGACGGCGAAAAAAGAACATTCACAAAGGTAGCAGGTAGAAATATACAGGCATTAGAAAGCAAGTCGAAGGCTGAACAGGGTGAACAAGCACCACAAGAAGCACCGGCCGAGTTTAGTGCTGTAGATGATGACGATGTACCATTCTAAGGATCAGGTGAACAATGATTAATTCAGAAATATTATATCGATTATTTGAATGTAAAGAAGGATTTGAACTTCCTGATAAAATTATCGATTTATATATAAACAATAGACAAAAATTAGAGAATATAGCTAATGAATTATCTGAAGGGATAGACCTTAACGACAAGGATAGTGATTTATTTTTAGAATATTTTCAAACTGAACACAGTGACAGAAAGGCATTAAAACAGGACTATACACCAGGCGAAATAAGCAAGCTTATATACAAGCTAGTCAAAAGAGATGGACTTGTATTAGATCTTTGCGCAGGAACAGGAAGCCTGTCCATTCCTTGGTTGGTAGATGGCAACAGTAAAGAAAGGATAATGGAATTTAGGGAATACTCCAAGAGGGCCACTGCATTTTTATTATTAAACTTGATAATAAGAAAAGCAAATGCAACGGTAAGGCAAATGGATGTATTAACAGGAGAATGCTTCCAGGTATTAGAAGTGGGGTCGCCACCAAACATTGAACGCAAGTTTGATGTTATTATTTCAAATCCACCCTATTCACAAAATTGGAGTCCAGTTTCGCTAATAGATGAATTGAAGGCACCACCAAAATCAAAGGCAGATTATGCATTTATAATTAGAGGCTTGGAAAACCTTAGCGATGATGGTGTTATGGTGATGGTCCTACCACATGGGGTTCTATTTAGAGGGAATGCAGAAGGCGAAATAAGGAAGTGGTTATTGGAAAAAGGATATATTGAAGCTGTGATTGGACTACCTGATTCAATGTTCCAAAATACAGGAATACCGGTTTGCTTAGTCATTTTTAGGAAAAATCGCAACGACAAAAATGTATTATTCATCGATGCAAGCAGGGAATTTGTTAAGATTAATAAATTCAACAAGCTAGAAGAAAAACACATTGATAAAATTGATTCGGTTTACAAAAATAAATTTGAAGTTGAAAAATATTCGCATATTGCAAGTTACGAAGAAATTAAGAAAAATGATTTTAATCTGAATATTCCAAGATACGTTGATACATTTGAGAAGGAAGAATGTGAGCCCTTGGACGTTGCAATGGCCGGTTTATTAGCAATACAGACAGACATAGTTAAAACTCAGGGGGAATTTATATCTATGATGAAAGAGCTGTGTGGTAATAGCGACGAAGTGCAGCATGAGTTAAATATGGCTGTTGAGTTTTTGAATGATTCTCAAAAAGTGGAGGTGAATATGCTTGAAAGTGTTGTTAAAGAATTTAGCAAATGTTGATAGAGTAAAAAAAGGACAAATATATAGGTCTGGAACTGTATATATAGGAGTGAGTGCAACCAGAGGTGGGGATGTACATTATTTAGAAGAAGATGGAGAAATTGAAGATAAATATGCTGCAGTGGAATTTGATGGAAGATATAACAGTAAATATTTATATTATGCAATATTGTCTGTTCATGAAATGTGGCTAACCAAATATATCCAAAATATCAATGTTCCGATTTCAGATTTAAAAGAGATGGAGATTGATATTATCACAGATATGGATAGGCAAAACGAAATAGTAAATAAGCTTAATTTGTTGGATGCCTGGGCAGAAAGCGAAAAACAAATGATAAGTGCCTGGAAAAATGTCAAAAAAACAGCATTAGAAAAAATGTTTATATAACACAAAAGGATATCACAGATAGGGGCAATATGAGTTATTTATGATATGAGGAGAATAGCATGAGAAATGATAGTTATATTTATATAGGATGGGGATTAGCTTGGACGTTAATATTCTTATCGGTTTTATTTGATTAGAGAGGTGTAGAAATGAATGAGGAGCCACCAGAATCACCGACAGAGTTTGCTGCAGTAGATGATGGTGACGTTCCATTCTAGGAGGGGTATTATGTGGGTTAAGATATTTCCGAACGAGTGCGAATTTTGTGGGAGTAAGAAAATAAAAAGCAAGAGTCCTATAGGAACTTTATACGTATGCCCAAGGTGCGGTATGGTTCATGGACAATTAAATAATAAAGGAGTGCAGAAGCATGCATGTAAGAGCAAGGGGAGGTGATTTAATGAAAAAGGTAAGAGTCAAAAAGGAGTTTTTTGAAAGCACCGAGGTTATATTAAGAAATCATAGGGGTATAATCAGGCATATTGGGATTTTAGAAGATACTATGAATGAAATAAAAGAGTATAAATCAAGAGGGATTAAATCAATATCTACAGACGGAGTAAGGGTGTCCTTATTCCCAGGGGATTCTATTGGCAAACAGGTAGTCAAGGTGTCAGAAATGTTGGAGAGAGTACAGAGGGAAATTGATGATGAAAAAAAATATATAAGTCTTATTGAAAAGGGGATGTCTAGCTTAACTGATCAAGAGAAAGAGATTGTTGAAATGAGGTATTTTGACAATATCCCAGATTCTAAAATAGCTTTATATACCAATTACGAGAGGTCTAATATATTTAGAAAGAGAGTGGCGGCAGTTAGAAAATTAGCTGTAGTAATATATGGCATAAAGTGTCTAGAATCATAAAATATAGTGCAAAAAATGACCTGAAATAATACAAAAGGTTGCAACAAATGTGCAACAAAAAGCCACTAAATCTGTGTTATTATGTAATTAAGTAAAAGAGTCAGTATTTGTATTATTATCATAAAACCAAGAGAAGAGAGAGGAAATACCCTCTTTCTTTTTTGTTGTCAAAAAATATAAGAAAAGGGGGGATGATATGTGAATTATGTCGAGCCTATAAGAGATAATAATAAACTAGAAGATATATTGAAGTATCTGAAGAAAACAAACAAAAGAAACTATATGCTATTTTGTCTGGGCCTATATACTGGACTAAGAATATCTGATATCTTGAAACTCCAAGTAAAGCATGTAAAAGACAAAGATAGTATAAGGATTAAGGAGAAGAAGACCAACAAAAGTAAGGTTATCAAGATTAACAAATTCTTAAAAAAGGAGCTTGATATATATATTGATGGTAAGGAAGAGTACGAATATTTAATTGCAAACTCTAAGACAGGAATTGATCCAATATCAAGACAACATGCTTATAAGATTATCAGAGATACATGCAATGGCTTTGGTATAGAAAATGTTGGTACACATTCTCTTAGAAAAACATTCGGTTACAATTACTATAACAAGACAAAGAATATTGCAGTACTTCAGAATATATTTAATCATAGTGAGCCATCAATTACTCTTAGATACATAGGGATTAACCAAGATACAATATCTGATGCTTATGAGTCTATGAGTTATTTTTAATTTGATTAAATTATTACATATTGAGGGGGTGTAATATCTGATGATTAATTTAACATTTATGATGTATGTCAAATATCTATGATATCAATATATTTCCCCATTTATAAATGTAGCATATGAAATATTACAGAATAATAGATATGTCATATTTCAATGGGTGATTTGAGGACAAATAATTAATTAAAAACTGAATGGGTGAAAGGGGGATTCATTGTGACACCTAAGAGGTATTTAGAGCAAATTCAGGTACTGGAAGCAAAGATAGATTTAAAGCGAGATCAGATAATTGAGGAGCGAACAAGAGCACAGTCTTGCACGACTGCAATGTCAGAAAGAGTTCAGACTTCACCATGCAGTGATAGTCTTGCCAATATAATTACCAGGATATGTGATTTTGAAAAGGACATGGCTAATATGATAAACGAATTAATTGACTTAAAACAAGATTCCATATCCAAGATAGATAAGATGAATAATTCGGACTATGTCAGGATATTAACGTTAAGATATTTCAAAGGGTATTCACTTATGCAGATAGCCAATGAAATGAATTATAGCTACAGTCACATTAAGCGTAAACATGGGTGGGCCTTAGAAGAATTTAAACGATATATGAATGATGGGCCACAATGAGCCATTGATATATGTTAATATGTTAGTGTGGAAATAGAAAAGGCTAATAAAAATCTCTAACACATTACACAATATCCAATCAATCTATTTCCCACAATTAGTTTATGGAAGTTTCATATACCTCCTTTTAACATATAAATTTTTAATAATTCCAAGAAAGATAGCCAACTACCTAGGCTATCTTTTTTGTCATATCGTTTTTAGATTAATCAAGTGAAAGGAGGGATTAATTGTGCGTAATGAATTAAGTGCAAAGCATAAACTGACAGATGATGTTATTGCCATGGTAGTCAACCAAAAGTTGACAACCAAAGAAGTGCATGAGGTATGCTTTGCTGTAATGTACCACACGCTTCTAAGCAAGGACAATATTAAAATCATGAAGGAACAGATGGGCATAGACATATTCAACTTAAAGGGTCTCGACCTGATAGACTTTGTGCATGCTATGAATAAATCATTTATGATTATAAGCGAGGACGCAAGCAATGAACTTAATGACACCAAGCCTACTAAGTAAGATTGAACAGTGGATAGCAGAAGGCAAGTACTATAGATGCTATCAATTAAAGGAATGGCGAGGGGCTAATGGTATAAGGGCAGCTGCAAAGGCAAGGGATAAATACTGTGTAGACTGTGCTAAGATAGGTAAGCTGTCACCGATAGAAGAAGTACATCACGAGATAGAATTAAAGACTGACCCTAGTAAGTTCTTATGTTTAAACAATGTGGCTTGCCTATGCCAGGCTTGTCACAATAAAAGACATGAGAGGTTTGAGGGTAACAAGAAGAAAAGTTTTACAACGGAAGAACGTTGGTAATCAAATGTTAAAGCTTGATGGGTCCCCCGGGTCGAATCATTTCATTTCTTTGGGAGAGGGTTAGCAACGCGGAGTGGGGCTCGGAGAATATACTTACTAAAATTTATCATGCACGCACGCACGAGGAAAGGGGGTTATAGCATGGAAGAAGTTTTCAAACTAAACAAGAGTCAGAAAATCAAGTCTAATAAAATTCATAAGGCAATAATTGACCAAATGAAGGAAAATGGGACTCACAAAGAGCCATACATTGATATTGCCGAACGATATATGGCAATGTGGGAAGTTACCATGATGCTTGAAGAAGATATTCGAGATCGTGGAGTTCAGATTATGACAGAAAAAGGACTAAAGAAAAATGACTCAGTAGCTATGTTAACTAATCTTAATAAGCAGATGTTAATATGCCTTGAAAAGCTAGGCCTGTCTACCTCAACGGTTAAGCATGAGCTTGGCGGTGATATCTAGTGAAATATAACACTGGATGTAAGTATTTTGATAAGTGGTTTGAACTGTGTGACAAACAGCCGACTAGCATATGGAATTTACATTTAAGGGCCTTAATTCTCAAGAAAATAGAGAAGCAGCATATATATGTTGATGTCAAGAAGGTCGATAAATTAATAAAAACTATTGAAAAATATAGACCCTACAAGCTGGCACCAGTGCAGAAGTTCTTACACTGCATTCCCTACACTTACCTAGCACCAGGCATAAAAGCATGGAACGAAATCCTCATTGAAAGTGGTAGAGGATTTGGTAAAAATGCCTATGTAAGTGATTACATCTTAGGGGCAACTAGCAATGTAAATGGGATAAAAGGCTACAATGTTGATATAGTTGCCACATCAGAAGACCAGGCTAAAACATCATTTACAGATGTGTATAATGCCATAGGAGATAACACAGATTTACAAAGAGCATATAAAAGGACCCTGGTAGAAATTGAATTCGTTAGAACCAATTCAAAGGTAAAATATTATACCTCTAATGCCAAGACTAAAGACGGGCTTAGACCTGGAGCAGTAGTATTTGATGAAATACATGCATATGAGGACTATGACAACATCAAGGTGTTTAGATCTGCACTGGGTAAAGTTCCTGAACCACTAACTATATATATAACTACTAATGGATATGTTAGAGGTGGGGTATTAGATGACTTGGTAACAGAAGGTAAGGAATGCCTACTTGAACAAGATTTAGAATCCAAACTATTCCCTTTTATTGCAGTCATTGACAGATACGAAGAATGGGACGACCCTAGCTTGTGGGTCAAGGCAAATCCAATGATTCCCTACTTGCCTATTCTAGAGCAAGAATATAAGGATGCATTCAGGAATGCTAAGAAAAGACCACATATGAAGGTTGAGTTTATAACCAAGCGTTTAAATTTCACTATGGAAGATACAGACACCGCAGTTGCTTCTTGGGAAGACATCCTAGCAACCAATCAAGAGGTAAACTGGAAGGACTTCATGGGGTGTTCATGTGTTGGTGGTGTCGACTATGCGAGTTCGAGGGACTTCATAGGTGTTGGCTTATTATTCAAGAAGATAGTCAATGACAATACCAAGTACTATTTTAAGCACCATACATTTATTGTCGAAGAGAGTTTAAAGCTAGTAAAATTCAAGGTGGATTTAGATAGGGCTATTAGTGAGGGACTAGTTACTATTGTTCCAGGAAAAACAATGGACCCTAGATATTTGACAAGTTGGTTCTTGAATGAAGTAAAAGAGAATAGGTATATCATTGAAGCGATAGCAACAGATGATTATAGATATGAACTAATTAAGGACGATTTCAACGAGGTAGGGCTGCCACTTACCACAGTTAGAAGTGGTCCTATTTCTCATGGGAAAATTGCACCAATAATTGAAAAGCTATTTGCTGATAACAACCTTGTATTTGGTGATGATATGATGATGAGATGGTATACGAACAACGTTAAGGTAGTCACTGATGGTAAGGGAAATAAGACTTATCAAAAGCAGGATCCTGAAAGACGAAAGACAGATGGATTTATGGCATTTATTCACGCTATGCTAAAACGTGACTCTATAAGGATAGCCACGATGTCTAATATAAACAAGGGATTTAAAACATACACATATTAACAAGAAAGGGGGTGGAGAGATGGGAGTATTTAACAAAATGATGGAAGTACTAACTGGGAGTAACAAGCAGAGACTTGACATGCTACCAGTGGGGGATTTTATGCTTGATGGGATAACCATTCCATTGGCATCAGAACAAGTGTATCTTGAATATGCAATAAGTATGTGCATTAACAAGATAGCCAATGCACTAAGCCAATGCACAATCGAAACATACGAAAAGGGAAAAATCAAAAAAGGCGAAGTATGGTATCAATTCAACGTTGAGCCTAACATAAATCAAAATATAACTGATTTTTGGAATAAGCTAGTGCTTGAAATGGTGGTTAATCCTAATGGGGCATTAATAGTTCAGTCCTATGAAGGCTACTGGCTAATAGCAGATAGTTACACCATTATGGAAAGAGCGGTTAAGGACAATGTCTATAAGGATGTGAGAATTGGGGACTTTATATTCAATAGGGAATTCAAGGAAAGTGATGTCTTGCACTTAAAGTTGTCAAACAAAAATGTAAAGCAACTTGTCGCAAGTGTTTATACAATGTTTGGAAAAGTCCTAACAAGTGCAGTTAAGAATTACAATAGGAAGAACTCAAGGAAGGTATTGGTTAAGATTGATACCATGTTTGAAACATTTAAGAATACTGTGGATCCTGAAACAGGTCAGACTGAATATGATTTAAGGCTAGATGATTTATTCAAAAATAGGTTAGTAGGATATTTTTCCGAATCAGACTCAGCGACACCAATTGAAAAGGGCCTAGAAATTGAAGATAAGACATCAGAGTTTAATGGGTCTGGGTCTAAATATAGGGAAACAGATGATATCCGAGGTGCATTTGACGATATTGTAAATATGGTGGCTGATATATTCAATATCCCTAGAGGACTTTTAAAGGGTGACACTGCAGATGTGGAAGCTATGACAGATAACTTTATTTCATTCTGCATAAATCCTATTGCAGGGCAGTTGGAAGATGAAATCAACAGAAAACTATATGGGAAGAAATCATACTTAGAAGGGACTAAGATGATAATCAAGACATCTTCAATTAAATCTTATGACCTAACCAAGATAGCTGCAAGTGTAGAGGCCCTATATAGAATAAGGACCTTAAACACTAATGAAGTAAGAAGGCTATTGAAATATGAAGAGATAGGAGAAGATTGGGCCAATGAATATATGGAGACAAAGAACTATCAACCAGTTAATCAGAAAGGGGGTGAGATAGATGGAGAATAAGGTAATTAAAGCAAGATGTGAGTTGGTCGACAATAACGGACTAAAGGAGCTAGTATTGTATGGGCCGGTGGTAAATGGCAAGGCATGGTTTCTTGACTCAGATGAGTATATTTGCCCTCAAAATGTAATGGCAGCATTAAAGGAAGCTGATGGTGAAGATATCCTTGTTAGGATAAACACCAATGGCGGAGATGTGTTTGCAGGAATAAGCATTTACAACATTCTAAAAGACTACAAAGGCAAGGTCACAGTCAAAGTAGATGGAATGGCTGCGAGTGCAGGTTCAGTGATTGCCATGGCAGGTGATAAGATATTAATGGGCATTGGGACAATGCTAATGATTCATAATGCATGGACTTTTGCAGCAGGGAATGCAGACGAGTTAAGGAAGATTGCAGATGACCTAGATAAGATATCAGATAGCATATCTAATATTTACATGACAAGATTTTCAGGAACAGTCGAAGAACTAAAAGCACTACTTAACGCTGAAAGCTATTTGACTGCAGAAGAGTCAATAGCCCTTGGCTTGGCTGATGAAGAAATCGAGGAAGAACCGGAAGAACCGACAGAACCAAAGGAACCGGAAGAAGACCCTGAAGAAATCAAAAACTCAATAATTGGCAAGTACATTGCCATGCGAAAAGAATCCGACAAAGCACAGAGTAAGGGTTCTTTTTATATGAATAAATTTAGATAAGAAAGAGAGGACATTATAATATGGCTTTACTAAACAAAGATAATGAAACGAATATACAGGCGCTAGCACTAGATCTAGCTAGGGCAGAAAATGAAGAGGCGTTTGCAAAGGCGCAGGTTGCCCTTGCTGCACAGATTGAACAGGATATAATAGCGCAGGCAAAGCAGGCTGCAACAGATGATTTATCAGATTCAAGAGTCCTTGAATCAAGAGGACTAAGAGCCTTGACAAGTCACGAAAAGAAATACTATGCACAGGTCCTATCTACTGGTGGATTTAAGGGGATAGAAGAATTAATGCCTATCACAATAATAGATAGAATATTCAAGGATATTGAGGCAGAACATCCACTTCTACAGAAGATTCAGTTTGTAAACACTACTGGAATAACTAAGTGGCTTGCTAGAAAGTCAGATGCAGAAGGAGCTGTTTGGGGTAAGCTTGGAACTGAAATCAAGAAGAAGCTAGACAACTCATTTACTGTAGTAAATACTACTCTTAATAAGCTAACTGCATTTATCCCAGTATCTAAGGATATATTAGTTCTTGGTGATTTGTGGATAGATAAATTTGTTAGAGTACTACTAGCTGAATCAATAGCTATAGGTCTAGAAAAGGCAATAATTGAAGGTAACGGAGTAGATTGCCCAGTTGGTATGCTAAAGGATATCACGCAGGCGAAGTCAGCTACTACTGGATATCCTGATAAGGCAGCAGTCGCACTTAATGATCTAAAGCCAGCTACACTTGGTAAGAATGTAATGAAGCCACTTGTAGATAAGAAGGTTAAGACTGTTAACAATGTATTGTTGATTTGCAATCCTGGTGATTATTGGGAAAAAATATTCCCACAGACTACAGTGTTAAGTGCTGCAGGTCAGTATGTTTTCAATGTACTACCAATAAACGCAGAAGTATGCCAGTCAGCATTTGTTCCTGAAGGCAAGCTTATAGCTTGTATTCCTGATGATTACTTCCTTGGCATAGGATTTAATGGTCCCGTAGTATATTCAGATGAATATCAGTTCTTGGAAGATGAAAGAGTATACGCACAGAAGTTGTTAGGTCATGGTCAGCCAATTGAACCTAAGTCATTCTTAGTATTCAACATTGCTGCAATGGCTGTCCCAAGCGTATAAGATTTTATAAGATGATGGCCGGTGTTAATCACTGGCCTTTATAAGTAAAGGGGGACAGATTATGGCATCAAAAAAGGTTAAGGCAAGAGTCTTATTTGATTTTGAGGACTTACAAGATAATGTAATAAGACATAGTGGAGATATTTTTTCAGTAACAAGGACTAGGTTTAATGAAATAAACAAAAAGACCCAGGAAATGTTTAACACAGACTATGTAGAAGAAGTGCTTGAAGAAGAGAAGTAGGTGATGGCATGACGCTACTAGAAGAAGTGAAAGCAAGGCTTGATGTTACTTGGGAATATGACGATCCTAAAATCAATACAATGATATTAGAAGGTCAAGACTTCATCAAATCAAGGGTTGGCAAGACTAACTTTGATACTGAAATATCAGCAAGAAAGCTATTAAAAGAATATTGCTTCTATGCCTGGAATGGAGCTAGTTATTCATTCGAGGATGACTTTAAGAGTGATATTTTAAATCTGCAGATTAAGCACAGTTTGGGGGACTAACAAATGAAACCTAACAAGAAAACATCTGAAGAATTAAATAGCGGACTACTTGAATATGGGGTTAAGAAAACAGTCAGAGATGAGAAGAAGGCAGTCATAGGCAATAGATTTGTAAGATTAGGTTTTTTGAAATATAAAACCAAGTATTTCAAACATGAAGACTTTACAAATTACTTTGGACTTGAAACAAGGGTAGACCTTAAAATCAAGGTCTACAAAGTCAAGGACTTAGAAATGACCCAGCTGATAAGAATTGACAATGCCTACTTCGATATCGTTAAAATGGATGACGATCTAACAGGTCGATTTACATATTTATATTTACAGAAAAGAGGTGGTCTAGATGATTAAAAATCTACAGGGGCTACTTGACCAATTAGAGGCAATAGCACCAGTATTTGCCACCGACATAAGAAAAGATGAGGTCAAGGAGAATAAATCGTTCTTTATTTATGATGATGATGGCGATATCAAAAAGCCTGACACGTCAACAAATCAATATCAGCAAGAATTTTATTTATATTTTGTGACTAGGGAAAAAATGGACCTGGATAAATTTAAAATAATAGAAATGTGTGACGATCACAGACTATTATTTAATTCTTGCGAAACACAGGTTGGGAAGATAGAAGACTTAGATGTAGAGGCTAGCATGACAACTTTTACATTTATTCACGTTCACAGGATGTGTAGAGGGTAGCCTATGAGCAGGATATCCTTCATATTAAAGCCCGAACAAAGTGAGAAGATAGCCGAGGCCCTAAAAAAGACAAGTTCAACTCTTGAAAGCAAACTAAATGAATATTTGCACACAAAAGGCGGCCAACATGCCATTCAAGGAATAATAGGTTTTATTCCAAAATCCAATAGGCAAAAAAAGCATGCAAAAGATAGCAACCCACTTAAATTTGACAAGTTAAATTTGGGGTTTAAAGTATATGCAAGAGGTGGGGCAGCAAATAAAAAAGGAAGTTTTGGGTACTTGGTATTCCCAGATGAAGGGCGAGGATCACACAATTTTATAGCACAAGAATTTTTTAGACGAGGTTTGGAGTCAAAAGAGGATAAATTATTTAATGATGTAATTAAAATCATTGATGAAAATATTTAATTTAAAGATAGGAGATGAAAAAATGGGAGCAACGCAGAGAGATAGCCAGTTTTCATATTTTAAAGTTACAAATGCCCATATATTATTTGAGGGAGAAACTGCATCAAAGAAGTTAGGCTGCACTGGTGAGTTAGAAGTCGAATCCGAAATCAAAACAATTGTTAAGAAGTGCGAGGGAGTCGACAAGGAAAAGAGAGCCAAGGTAGTTGGTCAGAAACTAAAGTTTGTAGGTCATATTGAAAGAGATGTCCTAAATAAGATATTTGGTATAGATACAACAGGATTTAAGCCGGGTGTATATACATATGGTGATAGTTCTCTTGGTAAAGTAGGATGCTTGACATTTTCAGCATACGACCTAATGGAAACAGATGAAGAGCTTCTTGCTTGGCCAAAGGCTGCAGTTACATCAGGACTAACACTGTCTATCAAGAATGGTGAGGAAGAAGTGGCAGAGATAGAACTTGAATTTTCAATAACTGCTGATGAAATGGGCAAGTTTATGTACAGAGGCTTCAAATCTGAACTGGGCCAGTTGGCTGATACATGGCATTCAAAGTTTGACGCAAGCAAGCTAAAGGCATAAACGAATTAAAATATTAAAAAGGGGGTCAATATGGCACTTACATCAATAAAATTAATAGATGGTGGCGAATTTAAAATAAATACACACCTAACACTTGGAGCATTAAGAAACGCACAGATAAAGGGTCTACTTAACAAGGACTTTATATCAGGGGTAATCAAGACAAGCATGGGAAATGAAATAGGATTTGATTCATTGCCAATGGATGATATCCTTCTTATGGATCTTGCTTATATTTGCTACACGATGGAAAATAAAAACCCACTAAGCATTGATGAATTCCTAGAAGTGGCAGACCTTAATTTCCAGGACTTAACTGAGATATACACAGAAGTGTTGACAAATTTAATAACAAAACCAGGGAAGATGCCTGGTGATTTTAAAAAGGCCACACCAAAGCAGGCTTCAAATGGCAAGAAAAAAAAACACCGACGCTAGATCCTAGTAATGTTGAGGAATTCTTCTCATTATTTGCCTTTTATTTTGGTTTAGGTCAGGATATATGGGAAATCCCTATATCCATGTTAATGTCAATAGCAGTGAATAAAATTGCCATAGACAATTACTTAAACAGTAGCATAGATTAGCCCCATATTTTTGGGGCTTTTTTTATTGAAAAAATTTTAAAGAAAGGGGGAATAACATGGCTAAAAAAACAAGCAGAGAGGTCAATATAGAATATAAGCTGATTAATAGTCAGTTCAACGCTTCTATTAAGGGCATTCAGAGTGAAATCACAAACCTAACAAAGTCATTTAAGCTACAGTCAGAGCAGATGAAATTGACAGGGTCAGAGTCTGAAAAGCTAGGTGCTACCCTAGACCATTTAAAGCAGAAGCAGGCCTTACAGAAGGAAAAGACTGAGGAAATCAGGAAGGCCCTAGAAAATGCCAAGAAGACCATGGGCGAGAATTCCACAGAGGCTAAGAAGTGGGCCAGTCAGCTTATGGACTCACAAAAGGCAGAAGCTACCCTTGGTAATCAGATAAGCATAACTAATCAGAAGCTAGCTGAAGCACAGAAGGCTGAAAGTGCAGCTGCTAAGGCGAGCCAGGAAAGAAAAGAAAAGCTAAGGGAACTTGCTTCTGAACAGGACAAGGTCACATCTAAGATGGATGCATTAACTGCAAAATATAATGCACAGGTCACGGCACTAGGTAACAATGCAAGTGAATCTGATAAGCTTAAAGTAAGGCAGACCTATTTAAAAGAGGCTATGGCAACTACCAAGCAAGAGGTCAAGGGACTTGAAGAAAGTCTAAAAGTAGCTAAACAAGAATTTGGTGCAAACTCCGTTGAAGTAAATAAGCTTGAAAAAGAACTAGCAGAAGCTACTGCCAAGGCCAAGGAGTTTGAGAATGAATACTCAAATGTCGGAAGCACAGCCAAGAGGGTGTCGGACAAGCTATCAAATACAGGCAAGACTATTTCAAATATAGGCGATTCATATTCTAAAAGGGTATCATTGCCACTATTGGCAGGAATAGGGGCCACTGTTAAAGTTGCTAGTGATTTAGAAACTGCATTTACTGGAGTAAGAAAGACAGTAGATGAAGTCAGGGACAAGAATGGCAATCTAGTCATTTCCTATAAAGACCTTGAAAATGGAATAATTGAAATGTCTAAGACCATGCCGACATCTGCAGTTGAAATAGCGGGAGTAGTAGAGGCGGCCGGTCAGTTAGGTGTTAAGGCTAATGATGTCTTATCATTTTCAAAGACAATGGTGCAAATGGGTGAAGCTACAAACCTAAGTGCAACTGATGCAGCTACATCAATAGCAAGATTTACAAATATCATGGGTGGGTCACTTGGTCAGGTAGATAGACTTGGGTCATCTATAGTATACCTAGGTAATAACTACGCAACTACTGAATCCGAGATTACTGCAATGGCTATGAGGCTAGCAGGTTCAGGACATCAGATAGGATTGACCCAACAGAATGTACTTGCCCTAGCTACTGCAATGAGTTCATTGGGAATTGAAGCTGATGCAGGTGGATCCTCAATGTCTAAGGTTATGACCAAAATGCAAAATGCAGTAATGGGACCACAAGAAGCCTTTAAAGCATTTCAAAATGAATTAAGTAGAGTTGGTGTAACATATCAAGATGTAAGAGCAGCTATTGAAAAGGGCGGCGAAACGCTAGAGGAGATGGCCAATAAAACAGGCTACACCCAAAGTGCATTGAAAGACATGGTCAAAGAATTTGATGAAGGACAATCTAAAATTGATTTATTCGCAAAAGTAGCAGGAATGTCATCCGAGCAGTTCGCTAAGACATTTAAGGAAAAGCCAATCGAAGCAATCAATGCATTTGTAAAAGGCTTGGGAGAAATGAGCAAGCGAGGGGAAAATGTCAATACCGTTCTAAGTGATTTGGGAATCACCGAACTAAGAGAAACTGATACACTTAAAAGGTTGTCAGGGGGTCAAGATATCCTATCAAATGCTATCAAGGATGCAAATAAGGCTTGGGACGAAAATAATGCCTTGACGAATGAAGCACAGAAAAGAAATGATACCTTCGCGGGTAAGATGGGCATGCTGAAGAATGAAATAATAGCATTTATGAATGATGCAGGAAGGCCAATAGCTGATGCACTAAAGACCATGTTTGAACACTTAAAACCAGTTTTAGAAGCAATAGGGAGACTAGCTAAGAAGTTCAACGAGGCTAGCCCTGAGACTCAGAAAATGGTAATGATGATAGGTCTGTTAGTGATTGCAATTGGCCCAGTCTTATCTATTGTCGGGCGATTAATTACTGGATTAGGTACGCTTACAGGAGCTTGGGCAACTGCATTCGGTGGAGCAAAAGCGGCCACTCCTGCGGTAAGGGGTTTGGCTATTGTCCTTAAAGGACTAAGTAAACTGGGTGGACCTATATTAACAGTATTTAAGAGCTTATTCTCAGGCCTTGCAGGAGTATTTGCAAGGTTACTTCCAATGGTAGCTGGAGCATTCCAGGCAATAGGTGCTTTTATAATTGCCAATCCAATAGCTCTTGCAGTTGCTGCTGCAGTTGCTGCCCTAATATTCATTTGGGTAAAGTGGGGAGATGATATTAAAGCCTTCTTTAAGAAGCACTGGGAAGAAACTAAACAGATATTTCTTGATGGTTGGAATGCTGTCACTGAAGGTATAACAAACGCTTGGAATGGCTTTATTGAAGGTGCTAAGACACTTTGGGAAAACTTCAAGTTAGTATTCAAGTTCCTATGGGACCATATCAAGGAAATATTCATGATAAGTTGGGAAGCTATCACATCACCAATAACACTTGCTATGAAATTATTCATAGGTGTAATTAAGACCATATGGGAGCCTATGACTCAATTCTTTTCACAGACTTGGGGCAAAATAAAAGACAGTGCGACAAATACATGGAATGCAACAACAAGCTTCTTGCAAAATACATGGACAAATATCAAGACTAAGGCATCTGAAACTTTTACAAATTTAAAGACATTTCTAGGTACAACATGGGACAATATCAAGTCAACAACTAGTAGTACTTGGGATAATATCAAGACTAATCTGGGGCAGAACTGGGATAATATCAGAAGCAATGCATCTAGTAAGTTTGAATCTATCAGGCAGACCATTTCAACTGCATGGGGGAACATTAAGACTATTTCAGGTGCGGTTTGGGATGTAATCAAACAGTCTATCAGTGGCAAGATGGATGGCATCAAGAACCACATAAGAGGAGCCATAGATTCAATAACAGGCTTTTTTAGAAATTGCAGGCTTGAATTACCTCACATAAGGCTACCTCACTTTAATATTAGTGGTAGCTTCTCACTTAACCCGCCAAGTATACCTCATATATCGGTTGATTGGTATAAAACGGGTGGTATAGCCACAGGCCCAAGCATAGTTGGTATAGGTGAAGCAGGAAAAGAGGCTGTTGTTCCACTTGAAGGCCGATATATGATGCCATTTGCACAGGCTATAGTTGATAGGATGAAATTTGATAGTGGTAACAATGGAACAATAAATGTTATTTTAAATCAGGATATCAAAGAAACTGCAGACTTTAGGCAGGGTATGGATATCATCGACCGTGAACTGAAGAGGCGAGGATATAAGTTAAGCTATGGAAGGGGGGCAATCTAAAATGCAGAAGTTGATAGTTGAAGTAAATGAGAAAATGATAGACCTATCTAAGCTAGGGTTTTGCATAAAGGAAAGGCCCTCAATTCCAACACCTGAAAGAGTGATAGAAACGATTGATATTCCAGGACGTGATGGGGATTTACATGTTGAAAAGGGATATAAGGATATTGATATCACAGTTGAACTTAACTTCATGGATGACCATCTAAAGGATAGAATAAGGGTGGTCAAGGAAATATTGCTTGACTGTGACAAGATTATATTTTCAGACGATCAGGAGTTCTGCTACATGGTAAATTTCACCAAGATAGGAGATATTGAGAATGAGGTAGACTTCTATGGATCCTTTGAAGTCACATTTAACTGTAAGCCTTTTAGCTATAAGCTATCCACTTTTAAATTTGTATCGGCAATTGATTCATTTAGGGTAGATGGGTATAAGTCAGCCCCACTATTTAAAATCACAAATTCACAGGGGGATTGTTATTTTATATTAGACAATGATAACAGTAAGAAAATTGGAGTAAACATAAGGGCATCTGTGGTTTATGTCGACTGTGAAAATATGACCTGCAGAAGTGATGATGGCATTAATCTGCTTGAATATATGGTAGGAGACTTCATTGAACTTGATAGGGGTATTCACAGAATCACTGCATATGGTGGAATGTCTAAGGTTGAAGTTATGACAAGAGAGGGGTGGAGATAGTGATTAGAGTTTACAGGTCAAATGAAATTAATTTCAAAAGAAATGGGGTTCAGGTCCTTGATAAGCTAATATCTAATCCAGTAGTATCCGAGGAAATCAATGGTATATATCAGCTTGAATTTTCAATCCCTATCAAGGATTCAGATTATATCGAAATGGAAAATATTGTCGTGGCACCCACTCCAACGAATGACGACCAGGCATTCAGGATATCGCATATAAGAAAAAGCAATGGAATGTACCACGTAACATGCTATCATATATTCTATGACCTTAATCATAATTTGATAGAGGATATAAATATCGTAAATTTAGGGGCGAGTGCAGCCCTTGAAAAAATAGACAAGGGATGTGTTAATACGCATCCTTTTAAAATCTATACAGATATTTCAAATAAGGTGGCCAGTAGTCGAATAGTTAGATATAACCCAGTCAGAGCAATGCTAGGAAGTGATGATAATTCATTCATTAATAGGTGGGGTGGAGAGATTGAAAGAAATAACTTCAATATCACTTTTAGAAAACGACTGGGGATTGATAGTTCAGTTCAAATTAGATACAAGAAGAACTTAATAGGCTATGAAGCCGATATTGACTACACACAGATTACCACCAAAATAATGCCTAAGGCAGCTGATGGGGTCCTGCTTCCTGAAAGATACATAACATCACCTAAAGTTAATCAATATCACAATACTAAAATCAAGGTAATTGAATATAGCGATATTAAGATTAGGGATGTAGGGTCAAGTGACACAGAAGGGATGACTAAGGAAGAAGCCTATACTGAAATGCGAAGAAGAGCCTGGGCAGAATTCAGCGAAAATCACATTGATGAGCCTAGGGCTAATTATAAGGTCAGCTTTGTTGACCTTGAAAAAACAAAAGAATATAAGCATATTAAGAAACTAGAGAACATCAATATAGGGGATACCCTAAAAGTAATACATCCTGAAGAAAAGGTTAGCATTACAGCTAGAATGATAAGCTATAAATATGATCCTGTTAGCATGAAATATATTGAAGTAGAACTAGGGAATATTTCTGAATCATTCACATCAATTACATCAGAACTAAGGCGAATTAATGACAAGATCGATACTGATGTAATGAGTGCGGTTGATGACTCCAAGAAGTTGGCAACTAAAATGTTAAAAGAAGGATTTGGGGGACATGTTAAAATCATGCCTGACAGGATCCTGATTATGGACACAGACAACGAGAATACTGCTAAAAAAATATGGATGTGGAATAAGAATGGCCTAGGGTTTTCCAACACAGGAATCAATGGTCCATATGGACTTGCAATGACTAAAGATGGGTCAATAGTTGCAGACTATATCACATCAGGAAAGTTAAATGCCAATGTAATCAGGGCAGGGCAAATTGTTGGTAAGAACTTTAATTTAGACTTAGACAGTGGGCTAGCTAAGTTTGGGGCAAATTCAATAACTAAGGACAGCCTAAGCCAAGATTTAAAAAACGAATTAAAAGGCAAAGATGGACGAGATGGAACAGATGCCACATTGTATGAATGGTTAAGGGACTGGAATGGCACCTACACACAAGTAGACGGCCGTAAAGTCATATCGCCTAATATATTTGCAGGCAATAGAGATGGTGGTGTTTTCTTTAATGAAAATGGACTATACGTAAAAAGGGGTGGTACAACAACCGCCTGGATAAGTAATAATGGTTCAGGATTTTTTGGAAATTCAACAGACAATATTAGTTGGGATAGCAATGGTAATATTAGGCTTCCCAAGATAACCACAGATGCAATATATCCTGGAAATAGCGAACGTATTATTTTAGAACGTGGATTAGCACCTGGGGCCAATGATGCCAAATCTATTGATGCAACTGGAAATGCAATAAGATTAAAATATAGTGCATATGCATATTTGAGTGTAAGTAACACTGGTATAAGTGGATATCGAGCAGGCGAACGTAAATTTGCAACAGCGGGCCAATATGACGGAATATCCGTAGCAAGTGGTACTGTGATGAATCTTGATAGTTCAGATACTCTAATGTCAGTTAATTCAGAAGCATTTTGGGCTAGAGCAAGCGGTGCACAAGTAATCTTAGCCACAAGAGAAGGTGTATATTCTACCACTGCACAATTAAGTTCAGACGCTAAGTTAAAAGAAAACCTAAGTAAACTTGACGATACGACAGTTATTCGTAAGAATGACAATGTAAAAATTAATAATTTGACTAGTAGTGATGTGTTTGACTTCTTAAGAAATACATCACTTTTTAATTACAATTTCAAGGGTCAAAATAAGCCTAGGTTTTCACTTGTAGCACAGCTTATTAAAGATCCTATAAGAAGTGTAATAGTAGGCTACAACAAGATAAATAAGACCTATGCAATTGATGTATATAATTATACATCTATTTTACATGCAGGCATGCAAGAAGAAATTAAGAAAAGAGAAATGTTGGAAGCTAGGGTCACGTCCTTAGAGTCTGATATAGATATTTTAAGAAAAGAGTTAGAAACTCTTAAAAGTATGTTGTCTACAGCTAAGTAGACAGAAAGGGGCAATATTATGGCACTTAGAGACATAGGAAAAGCAAAGTATAAAATAACTATGAAAGATGGGTATATTGAGGATTGCTATGCGACTCAATATGACACAGCCAGGGTGTTTGAATTCCAGGTATTTAATGACTCTCAAATAATGAGCCTATCAGGGATAACAATTAAAATGATGGTAGAGCAAGGCACTAAGGTAGTGTTTGCCACTGGGTCAGTAGTTAATGCAGACCAGGGGATATTCCAGGTAGTCTTAAATTCTGAAATGCTTGAAAACGACTCAATACACTATGCACAGATTGAGATGTCAAATGGTAGTGAGTCTATCCAGTCGCCGCCTTTTAAAATCAAGATAGGCAAATCAATTAAGACTGGGGCAAAGGCAGGAGTTAATATTGTAGTTGACTATGCCAAAGTAAAGCAGTATATAGATGAGATTACCCACCTAAGACTTCACACAGACGAATTAAAAGGCCCTAAAGGGGATAAGCCAGTAATTACTATAAATGACAAGGGGAACTGGGTCATTGACAATGTAGACACAGGCAAAAGGGCAATTGGTCAAGATGGCAAGATGTCATTTGAAGAGTTGTCACAGGAGCAAAAGAACAGCCTAAAAGGTGCTAAGGGTGACAAGGGAGATACTGGACTAACAGGTCCTAAGGGTGATAAGCCAGTAATCACAATTCAAAATGGTAATTGGTATGTTGACGGAGTAGACACAAGGCAGAAGGCCAAGGGTGAAGATGGCCAAGTAACATTTGAAGCACTTACACCAACACAGAAGGCGAGCCTTAAAGGTGATAAGGGTGACCCTGGGGCAAATGGTCAGCCAGGTGCTAAAGGTGATAAAGGCGAACAGGGTCTGCCTGGTGAAGTAAGAGTCTTAACTCAAGCAGAGTATAATGCACTTACAATAGCACCTACAGATAGGACATTTTATTTGATTAAGAAAGAGGTGTAATTTATGGCTACTTTAAATTTAAATACTGAGAAAATAGATAAGCTATATATCGGCGGTCAGCTAGTAGTTGAGTCTGGAGGTGCAAGTTCAGGAAGTTGGAACGTTGGAGATGTGATTCCTGGGTCAAAAATCAATAAAATTTATTCATTTTCAAACGAATTTAAAAGAGCATGGCAGAAACAAAATAATAGTGTTCCCTCTGTTATCTCAGTTGATTCTGAAGGAAATATAATATTTGGTGAAAATAAAGAAAATCCCAATGTTGTAAAATTAAATAATTTGGGAGATGAAGTATGGAGATTCTCCGGCCACAGTAAAATGATAGAATCTGTTGTTGTAGATAAAGAGGATAATATATATAGCGCCTCTGATGATGGAACTTTAAGAAAAATAAGCAAGGATGGGCAAGAGGTTTGGAATTTTACCGGGCACACTAGGGAAATATCACGTGTTGTAATTGACACAGATGACAATATTTATACTGGTTCTTTTGATAAAACCTTAAGAAAAATAAGTAAAGATGGTCAAGAAATATGGAAGTTTACAGGACATACAGATATTGTAACTAAATTAGCCATTGATTCTGAAAATAACATCTATAGCTTTTCAAATGACAATTACATTAGAAAAATAAGTAAAGATGGTCAAGAAATATGGAAAAGAAACCCCGGGGGATATGTTTTAGGAATTAATGTAGATGGTGACGGAAACTTAATTATTACAAATGCCGATAATATGGTAGTAAAATTTATGCAAGATGGTAGAAGAGTATGGACAAATAGTACAAGGGATATGATGACCTCAATTTGTATTGACTCAAACAATGATATTTATGTAGGAGGATTTAACGGTAATATAATTAAATACAGCAAAGATGGTACAAAGTTATCAACTTTTTTAAATGGATCGCAAAATATCACATCAATGCATATAGACCACGAAGGAAATTTATACACTGGGGACTATGGGTATCAGGTTAAAAAAATATCTCCAAAGTCTAAAAAGCTACTGGGATATAAAATTCTAAGGAACAAGGAGGAAGCATAAAATGACAGCAACATATGTATTTGATTTTTTTAGGACTTGCACAAGCACACAGGAGTGCAGAGTGCTTTTTGTATTAGCGTTAATTGCTATTGCCATGGTAGTTGATTTTATCACTGGCACAATAGCAGCCTTTGTAAATCCGAACATTGATTTCAAATCGAAAGCAGGAATTAATGGTATTTTAAGGAAGATATCCAGTATGATAGTTTTGATAGTATTCCTTCCAATCAGCACATTGCTGCCTAATGGCACAGACATGGCATTGATATATACACTATATCTAGGATATTTATTCTTTGAAGTTAAATCTATAATAGAGAATTTGGGCAAAAATGGCACAGATACAACTTTGTTTAAGGATATACTAAGCAAGATGTCAGGCAGTAATTTTGGCAAGTCAGAAGATAAATAAATTTTAATCTAGTGGGTGGTCTATGTGGCCACCCTATATATTTTAGAAAGTGAGGCAAGATATGAGAATATTCTTAAGTGTGGGACACTCAATTTTAAAAGGTGGTGTGTGCACTAGTGCAAGTGGATATACCCACGAATATAGGTATAATAAGGAGCTTGCACCTTATGTTAAAAGAGTGCTAGAATCACTAGGGCATAAGTGTGATGTGATAGTTTGCCCCGAGGGAGTATTTCCAAGTAAAAGAAGTGAATATAGCTATAAAATTCCTAAAGCAAATTCAGGAAAATATGACCTTGTTTGCGAACTGCATTTAAATGCTGCAGATGGAGCAGGACATGGTGTAGAAGTTTTTCACTACCCTGGAGATAAAAAGGGCTATAGTATAGCCAATCAGATATGCAAGAACATCAGTAGCTTAGGTTTTACCAATCGTGACCCAATAACTGGGCAGCTATATATGATTAATGACACTAAACCAACCGCCGTGCTTGTAGAGTCTTTCTTTTGTGATAATAAAAAGGATTCAGAGCTGGCTAAGAAGTTAGGATTTGAGAAGATGGCCCAGGCAATAGCTTATGGCCTTGCAGGTAAAGCCCCTGATAGCAGCATAGAAGAAGTTGAGCAAACTACTCAAAAGGTAGTCCCTAAGTCAGGATGGACTGAAGAAAATGGCAAGTGGTACTACTATGACAAGGGTAGGAAAAGAACTGGCTGGCTAAAGTCAGGATCTAAGTGGTTTTACTTAAAGCCTGATAAAAATGGTGAGATGGCTACAGGTTGGCTAAAGTACAATAACAATTGGTTCTATTTCAATGCCAAGGGCTATATGCTTACTGGCAAGCAGACCATAGATGGCAAGACATATGAATTTGATAGTAAGGGCTACTGGTTAAAGTAGGCAGTAAAATAGGGGGTCTAGATGCCCCCTATTTTTTTAGTTCTTCTTCTCTTTGAGATATTAGCTTTTTTAATTCGTCAAGGTCGTCTTGGTTAGAATGCTTATTAACAAAGAGCCTAGCTGTTCTTTTATAACTCCCAATCTTTGCTTTTTCCTTGTTTTTTTGCTCCCAATTTCTAGATGCCTTGATTTGTGCGTCCGATGTCTTACCCTCCATTATTTCCTCCTGTTTGCGAGATAATCACAGATAAAGGCTATCATGAAAAACATGCCCGATATAATTGATAGCACTTCATGTGACTTGAGATATACTATAAATGATAGTATAGATGCAATTAATAATAGTGATTTTCTCATTTAACTTATATGTTGAGTATGGTATAATATTTGTAAGTTAGAGGGCTTTCGCCCTCGAACTTACTTGTGTGAGTTACTTTTTAAATAATGATATCAAGCCTACGATTGCGCCAACAATTGTTGCTATGGTAGATATTATTTGGAGTAACTCACTTCTTTTTTCTTTTCTGTTACCCTGCCTACTCAACTTTGCACCTCCTTTCTATATTTATATTATAACGCATACGTTATATATTGTCAAGAAGTTTTGTAAACTTTTTAAAAAAAAGATACTTTTTTCTAGATATGTACTCGCCTAAATCCATGTGGTATAATTAAATAAAGAACATATGTTCTTTAGATGACGAAGGGAGACTACTATGGAAAATATTTTTAATTATAAATTGAGAAAGGGTGACTGCCTGGAGCTGATGAAAGAAATAGAAGGCGATACTATAGATATGATATTGGCCGACTTGCCTTATGGAACTACAGCCTGTAAGTGGGACAGCATCATAAATTTGGATGCCTTATGGAAAGAGTACAATCGAATTTTAAAGCCTGGTGGGGTAATCGTCTTATTTTCAGCACAGCCATTTACAACTAAGCTTATAAACTCTAATATAAAAGATTATAAATACTCTTGGTATTGGGTCAAGAATAACGTCACAGGCTTTAGCTTTGCTAAATATCAACCTATGAGGAAAGTGGAAGATATAAATGTATTTTATAAAAAACATCCACCATATAATCCTCAAGGCCTTATAAAATTAGATAATCCTAAAAAGAAAGTCAGGAAAAAATCTACAAGGGAGACTATATACGATGGTAAGGATGTACTTTGTAAGGAATATTTACAAAAATATACCAATTATCCCAATAACATTTTGAATTTTAATAAGGAAAGCAAGTGCGTTCATCCAACTCAAAAGCCAGTGCAGCTACTTGAGTATTTAATTAAAACTTATACAGATGAAGGTATGTTGGTATTAGATAGTTGTATGGGAAGTGGGTCTACAGGGGTTGCCTGTGGCAATTTAAATAGAAGATTCTTAGGAATTGAATTAGAAGAGAAATATTTTGAAATATCCAAAAAACGCATCACTCAAGCATACAAAAGAAGCTAAGCTGAAGGTGGATATGAAGCTGTTGGATGGGTTAAGTATAATAATAAATAGCTCTACTTCAATCCTGATAATGGAAAGATAATAACAGGTAAGCAGACTATAGATGGCAAGACATATGAATTTGATAAAAAAGGCTACTGGCTAAAATAGACACTAAAATAAGGGGCTCATTTGGCCCTTGTTATTACACTTTATTCGTTACGAATAGCCAATAGTTTTTTATAATTTTTTTAAAAAAATAAATATTAGAAAAGTCTTGACTTTGTAGCAACAAATATATATAATAAAATTGTAGCAACAAGAGAAAAAGGAGGGTAGTAAATTGGTTGCCAATAATCAGAATAAAAATAAGGATTATATGCTAAGAGTAAGAATGGATTTCAAAACACTAAAAAAGTTAGATGAAATTTGCGAACAAAGAAAAGTTAAGCGTTCTGAAATGACAAGGATACTTATTGAAAAAGAGCATAGTAATCTAAAAAAATAATGGAGCAAGCTCAATCCAACCAAAGACACAGCTTACTCCAAAACCTCAACATGAAGTTGATAAATTTATTATATCACTTCTCGCTGAGTAAATCAAATAATGGGAGGAATATATAATGAAAAATGAACTAATAAGATTTAAAAATCAAGAATTTGGAGAAATTAGAAGCACATTAATTAATGATGAACCGTGGTTCATGTTGGCAGATATTTGTAGAGTTTTGGATATAAATAATTCAAGACAAGCAAAAACCAGATTGAATGAAAAGGGAGTCATTACTAATGACATCCTTACGAGTGGAGGAAATCAAAAAGCAGATTTTATAAATGAATCTAACTTGTATAAATTGATATTCCAGAGCAGGAAACCGCAAGCTGAAAAATTTACTGACTGGGTAACATCAGAAGTTCTACCATCAATTAGAAAACAGGGATTTTATATGCAAGAGGGACTATCTAAGGAAGTTAAAGCTATATTTCATTTAGACAGGCAACAACAAAAGCTAATAAAAGAGATATCAGATATAAACAACAGTGTTACAGAATTTAAAGAAAATATGCCCCTATTTGCTGTTGAGTGCGATTGCTTAAATAAAGAGGTTAAAAAGAGAGCGACTGAATGCTTAGGTGGTTACAAGAGCGAGGCATACAATAATAAGAGTTTAAGAAGTAGAGTGTTTGCCGATATATATTCTGAAATCAGGAGACAGTTTGATGTTACATCATATAAGGGAATTAAACGAATACAATATGATACGGCTATTAATCTAGTCAGGATGCACAAGCTTCCAATGTCACTTAATGAAGATATACAGGATATTTTGGAGGTATAGAGATGACAAAACTTGAAGGCATGTACAGGATTCTTTCATTATGCGAGGAGTTAAATATTCCTAAAAACTCTATAAACTCAATTATGAATAAAGCAGGTGATTATCCATTAATAGAAGGTATTGTAATTGAAGCTATGATACAATATAAAAGAGTAGCATCATAAAAAAACTATATAAATATGAGATAAAATATATTCGCAAATAACTCGTAAGTAACAAATTCTTCTAAAAACATTGAAATTTCAATGTTTTGAATTTACAAAGAGGTAGGAACCGTACAATTTTACAGATATTTCAAACCTCGGTATACAATGTATGCCGAGGTTTTTTATTAGGAACGTATCCCTGTTGAGCTCGCAAAGCGTGCAAAACAATAATGGTTGTATAATATTTAGTTTTAGTGAGAGAAAAAGACTTTATCGGAGCTGAAATACTGAAAAAATAGGAATAGATATTAAATTTTATGTTATAATTAAATAATATAAAGAGTTATAGTTAAGCATAAAACTGATTGTGGAAGGGAGAAAGCGATATGGAAACGAAAGTACTATTTATAATCTTTTCAATAGAAGCTATGATGATATACGTCTTTATGGATAAAAAGGCTAGGCATAAAATACCCAAGTATATTATGCTTATCCTATCCATATATTTTGTAAAAGAGCTTGCAATTGCCAGCAAAATAGAAGAAGACATACTATGGGGCATAAATCTAATAAGTAATTTTCTAATAATAGTAAATATAGCTGTAATTCTGGTTAAGTATATATATTTAAAAAATAGGCAAGAAAAATCGTGATTATAAATTTTGATGGAGGGCAGGATATATGAAATTTGTTCTAAAGTATATATATGGAAACAAAATTAAATCATTTCTAGTTTCTTTTTCATTTCTAATTTGTATCACGATTATTATCATATCTAGCTCCTTAGTTGAGACCATTTCAAATCTAGAAAATTTACAGAGAGAATATCAGAATACGCCATATAATGTAATTATAAAAAATGCTAAGAATAGACAATATGAAGCGATTAAGGACAACAAAGAGGTAAAAGCCTTAGGGCTAGAGAGTTTTATTGGTTCTTCAGTAGATAAAAAGTACCTGTATCAAGTGGTTGGAACAAATTCAGACAACCTATTATCAACTTCTATGTTTATCAAGGGAGGTCTGTTTAAAAAAGAAAATGATGTTATTCTAGAGAAATGGACATTGGATTATTTAGGTCTAAAGCCTAATATAAATCAAAAGCTTAAAATAAGCTATAAAAATGAGTCGGGAAAAATAGTCAATGAAGAATGTAATATATGTGGAATAATCCATGATACACCTACCAAAAAGAATATAGGTGTAAAAACGATATATAAAAATATCAAGGATAGCAAGTCTAATGATTTAAGTATTAAACTAGAGTATAAGAGGGGGACTCATCTATTTTCTGTTTTAGATAGGTATCAATCAAAGTACAAAATTGAAAAGAATAATATATCTATAAACGCATCATCTCCAGAAGAGATAAGTGAAATTTTAAGTAGCGATCTTGATATAAATAATATTATTAAGAGCTCAATTTTTTCATTGTTATGTATCTTAATAGTTTTTTCTATAATTAATATGTCTATAAGAGAACGTATTAATTTATACTCCTTGATCAAGGCCATGGGCGCAAAAAAACAATTTATATTCAAGAGTATATTTTATGAATTATTGATTTTATACATGATATCAATACCAATAGGTCTCTTTATTAGCAATTTATTCACTAAAATTATAGTAAAGAGACTTAGTTTTACTAGTATTGGTAATATCTACATACACAATAAAATAGCGAATCTAAGTTTAATTATTAATTATAAACAAATTTTTGCTGACTTGACGATTTTACTACTATTTATACTGGTTCTCTCCTACATTATTTATAGGAAAATCAAAAGGATAGATATAATTTCTGGAATGAATGATGAGTACGATGTCAAAAAAAATAATAGATTTACAAAAAACATATATCTAAATTACCTAATAAAAGATGCATCTATAATTATAACAATGGTTATAACCATGTCTATGTTATCGTCCTACTATTTAATGATAGGATTTAACGCTTATATGAGTAGGGAAGAAGAAAAAATGAGGGTATGGGATATGTATGCATATTCAGATATAAAGGTCGCTGCAACTGATAAAGACCTAAATAAGTCAATCTCAAAAAGTGAATATGAAGAGCTGAGCAAGATTAAAGGGATAAGGAGCATTGATTATAGTAGGTTTATACCAGGAAAAATCATATATCAAGATAAGTGGAAGATAAATGACGCCTACTTCTCTAACATTAATGAGAATTCAAAGGATGAATATTGGAAAGAATATTTTGGCATAAATGAGATAACAAAAAAGAAACTGATAAAGGCAAGTGTAAGAGCATATAACGATGAGTCCTTCGTTAGATTGGCAGAGTTTAAGACTAGTGGTAGTTTTGATATTAAAAAATTAAACGAAGCAAATAATGCTATAGTAGTGGTACCAAAAACAGATGATAATAACTTTAAAAATTTACCAGATGGAAAAAATGTTGTAGATATTAAGCCTGGAGATAATATAGAGGTTATGACACCAAAGGATTCTCTTATAGATATGAGTTACTATGATTTGAATGATGATGTTAGCAAGTATACTATAACTAAATTTAAGGTTGTTGGTATAGCATATGGAACCTATTTTGAAAATGCGAGAGAAAGAACTAATCCTACATTAAATATAATTATAACTGATAAAAAGTTTAGCGATATCTATAAGATAAAGGATTTTAGAAATCTTAATATATACGCTAAGGGCAATTACGATATAAATAAATTGTACAGAGAAATTGATAAGGTTTTTCTTGGTAGAAAAAATATAGTGACTAGGAATATAAGAAGTGAACTTAATCAAATAAATCAGATTAATAGCAGAAAGAAGATATTCAATACTGCAGTTATAGTATCTTTGCTTATGGCCATATTATTCTCTGCAATAAATAGCACATCTTCATTATATGAGGTAAATAAGAATGATATATCGATTATTAAAAAGATAGGTGCTAGTAAAAAGAAGATTTATAAGTGTTTAATTTTGGAATGGATATTTATATCTTTGATATTAATTTTTACGACTTTTCTTATATCTAAATTATCCCAATACCTTATATACTATAATAAGGGAATTTATTATGAAGGGATACAAAATATATACGACTATAAGAACCTTATATGTATTTCTATGGTTAATAGTCTACCGATATTGTTTATCCTACTACGTAGAACGAAAAAAATGGAATAAAGAACTTTCCATATTTATGAAAAGCGATCTTTTAGTATAGTTGCTAGGTTAACTTTATGAAAATTTTCTAGACTGTAAGAAAATAATCAATTAATATTCGAATTATAGGTGAAGATTCCGATAAACGCAATCTAAAGTGTGTGAAAAAGACTAAGAAGGTAGATTAATATAAAGGATAAATATAAGGCTCTATGTCAAATAACGTTGGTGATAATATAAATTACCAAAATCTATTAAATTATGTGGCAGCATCTGTAGCAAACGTGTAGCTATGGATGTTGCCATTTTGTATTATAAGTTCAACATTACAACAATAAAATTTACGAGGTTAACTTTATTAAAAATTTTCTAGACTGTAAGAAAACAACTAATCAATATTCGAATTATAGGTTAAAGGAGGTGGTCATCTTGACAATAAATATAAAAGACAAAATCCTCAAGAAAAATATACAAAATGGAGAAGAAGAGGCGCTTGAAGATATAATTGGTCAATATGGTGGGATAATTAAGTCTATAATTATAAAGAAGTTAGGTAATTATCCAGAATATACAGAGGAGTGCATAAATGATATATTTATTGCTATTTGGGAGCACATAGATAAATATGACCCATCAAGATCTAGCCTTAAAAACTGGATAGCTGGTATAGTGTAAATGTCAATATTAAAATGTACAAAAAATGGAAAATAAAAATGTACAATTTGGGCTCAACTATCCATCAACTCTCTTATCATCAATGAAGGATCTCTTGTCTTTAAGACGATATGAGGGGCCTTTTATTGATATAATTTTAGAATGGTGTAAAAGTCTATCTAAAACTGCATTGGCCAGAGTCGACGAACCAAAGAACTCACCCCATTTGGAAAATGGCATATTTGTTGTCACAATTGTAGTATTTTTTTCATACCTTTTAGCGATTAGCTGAAAAAACATGTTAGCAGCATCTTTATCAATTGGCATATATCCAATTTCATCTATAATTAAAACCTTGTATTTGGCATAAAACTTTAATCGTGATTCAAGCTTATTCTCATTTAAGGCCTTTTTTAGTTGTGAGATTAAGGATTCAAAGGATATAAAGTATGTTTGGTATCTCGCTTTCGTACAGCTAATACCAAGAGATGTAGCTAAATGAGTCTTTCCTACTCCACTAGAACCAACAAATATTATATTTTCATATTTTTCCAAAAAACCTAGATTATTTAGTTCTAAGACTTCTTTTTTATTGATTCCTGGTTGGAATCCGAAGTCAAAATCATCAATGGTTTTTAGGAATGGGAAATTAGCAATATGTAAATTAATACTGTCCCTTTTCGCTTGTCGGTAGACACGTTCGATCTCAACAAGCTCTTCAAGAGCCTCTCCAAAGGATTTTTCCCCTTGGTTTACGAGATCTATATAGGTATCAATATGATCTTGAATACATATTATACCAATCTCTTCTAGTCCATTTAATAATTTTTGATGTGATGACAT